GATGTAGAACGCTTGTTGAATCGTGGCGTTGTTGGGCCCGACGGTGCCACTCGCAAGTATGCCATAGACTACAATTCAAACTTTGACGGTGTGGTCATATCCAGCGATGACTACTATGAACATGCTGACTACAATGACCAGGGTCAAGAAGTAGACAGTCGCACAGGACAAAAATGGGGGCCATATGACTACATGGAGTTCGGCGATGAAGAACTAGACGAATCAGCACAGTGGCGTGACCCCAAGTATAAAGGTCAAGTATACACCCAAGAACCACCAGATTATAACGACACTCGTGAATATGATAACGCCATGTTCGATCCTAAACCCAAAGGTTATCCTGGCAGAAAAAAACTGCCTGGCGGTGGCGAATATGACCGCACTGACCCCTTGGTTCGGGGTGCAGGCATTGGACGTTCGGGAATCAAAAACAACATCAACCTTTCTGGCAAGCGTAAAGGCCTGCCATCAAGAGATCAGATCACCAGTTTGAAACAGAGTATAAAAGATATCAGTGGTCGACATGTTCGTGCCAACTTGCCTGAGCAAGGCATGGCGGAAGGCTACACTGATGATGATATAGAAACAACCAAACAGTTCAGAAACGCCATAGCAGGCTTAAAAGCACGAAGTGCTATTGACAAAGCCAAAGACGGTGACGGTGCCAAGTATTACTCCGACGGTACAAAAGTGACGCCGCAAGAAACTGCCCGCAGAGCCGCTGAAAGAAAAGCACGAAAAGACAAAAAAGGCATGGCGGAAGGTGGCAGCCGTTATGACGACAATCGCACTGGATTTGGTAAACGATCAAGAGAAGATGACGAATATCATGTAGCAGATCCGGTTGAAACTCAATACAATATCAAAGTCAACGGCCAAGTTATTAATCGTCAACCGTTTGTCAATCGTGCCGCAGCCGTGGCCTGGGCCAAACAGGCAGTGGCCGCAGGAAAATTAGATCTCAAGACAGCCACACTGTCACCTATCAATCAAGTTAACGAATTATCAACAGACAAACTAGCACAGTATAAAAAAGCCGCAGGTGCAGATGCCACAGCTGCTGACAAACGTGGTGACTACGAGCGTGGCAACAAAAGATTCAAAGGCATTGTTAAAGCAACTATCAAACAGGGCAACAACGATGCCAAGAAACACAAAGATCAAGACGTGGCGGAGGCCACAGGTGATAAACCTTTTGACAAGATGATGACAACTATCAAACAAGGTACCAATAAACAAAAAACTGCAGACCGCAAAGAACAGCAAAAACAAACTCAACAACGTGCCCGCGACACATTTGGAAACATGTTTGGTGGTGGCAATCCTGCTGATAAACTCAGTATCAGGAAAGGCATGGTAGAAGGCTTGTTAAAAGAACCTGCTACCCGCAAAGAGTATTTGGATCAACGCGACAAGTTGTTCCGTATGATGGCAGTTGATTCTAATCCAGCCAACAAACAAATTATCAAACAGGCCTTAAAAGATTTAGAAGCACGTTATGGCAACTTAAAAAATACTGTCAAAGAAGAATCCAGCACTGCCAGTGAAGCAGTTGAACGTGCTATCTTAAATCGTATCATGGTAGCACACACAGACTTGTTGATGAAGTTTGGGCCAGACAAGGTCATGCAGGCCGCAGAAGAAGTGGCTTACAATGTAGGTGACGTAGATGAAATTGGCACCAGCGATGTCAGTGCTTATGTCAATCAAGTAAAACAAATTCTTGGCGCCTAATGAAGATATCAGATTTTCAAATTAGCAATCATGACAAACTAGATTCGATACTAGTGCGTCTTTGCGAAATGGTCATACAAGGTCAACAAAAGAACCAAGACCTGGGTATGGTAGCAGCCGCTGTGCTAGATCCAGACAACAACTGTGTGGTAGGCATCAACTATCCCACCAAGGACGGCCATCGTGTTCACGGTGAACGTGCTGCCATTGACAGTTACTATGCTCGTTTTGGAGAGATTCCTGCTGGTAGTATTATCATTACAACCTGTAGCCCATGCACTCAAGACATGGCCGAACGTGAAGGTATCAATTGTAGTGATCTTGTTGACGATGTTGGTGTTCATAAAGTTTATGCTGGCTATCAAGATCCCAGCCAGGGACGGATACGCAAACGGTATCACATAGAAATCACACGCAACCCCAAGATAGAAAAATTATGCAAGGCATTCGCCGATACATTTTTAAAAGATGATCTAAACGAACTCAGTTTCTTAGGATCAACCTGTACCAAAGACTGTTCAGGTCATCGTGCTGGTTATGCATGGAGTCAAAGCAAAGGTGGGCGTGTGGCACAGAGTCCATTTAGTCCCAGCTTCAACAAAGGCAGTCAATTACACGTGGATGGAAAATGAACCAATGAACAAAAATCAATATCCAGTGTATCCAAAACAACAAGGCGAGGAAGATCGCAAGTTGAATCTTTACTCACCTGTATAAAGAACACCTACCTTAGGAACGTTAGCGTTGCTTCAGGTGTGCCCGGCTGCTGGGCTAACATATTTGGGAGTCGTGCCCCGGAATGTATGTTTAAAGTGAGCAAATATTTTCTGCAACCGACCACACGATAAGTAATTTCATATGCACGTTGATACTTTAAAATTCTACAAATATAGTCCAGTCAAAAAACCCAAATACAAAGGGAAATTTTGTCGCATACCGTTTGATACCTTACAAATCGATGAAGATGGCGATGTGCAACTGTGTGATTGTCAACTGTTCATGCCATATACCATTGGCAACATTTATCAAGATACCTTACAAAATATTTGGCTCAGTGAAGCGGCTGAGCGTGTGAGGCAGTCAGTAGCTGAGGAAGATTTTACCTACTGTAATTGGTCCTGTGCTCATTTGGCCACATTGCCTGATCGACCAGCTGTGTTACCTGTTACTCGAAATTTTCCAAAAACTATCAAGTTAGACATGGATAGAAGTTGCAATCTAAAATGTCCTAGCTGTCGAGAAAATATCATTATTGAAAAACACTCAGATAAAATTAACAAACAAATTGAATTGTATGAAAGTATAAAACAATGGGGGCTTGACAATCCCAACAAAGTTATACATTTGATTCCGGTCGGCAGTGGTGAGGTTTTTGCAAGCCACAGCGGATTGAATTTTTTAAAGTCTTTACAGGATTATCCTTATGATAATATTAAGTTAGATATTACCACCAACGGAACATTAATCTATCGTAATCGAGAACTTCTTAACAGTGTTAGTCATCTGATTGATTCTTTTGCCATCAGTATTGATGCCAGCACACCCGAAACATACGCTCAAGTCAGAGGTGGTGATTGGGATGAATTGTTATTGGGATTAGATTTTGTAAAGAACAATTTCAAAAAACCTGTGTTGTTTAGATTCTGTATACAAAAAAACAATTATTACGAAATCGAATCTTTTGCCAATTTTGCCAAACAGTATAGTGCAAATATAAATTATCAAAAATTGTTAGACTGGGGACATTGGAATACAGCATGGTGGCATGACAACAATGTGATGGATCGAACTAGAGATACCTTTAAGTTGGTGCTTGATAGCATTGTTCGAGTGCAATCGCAATACGCAGGACGAATATCATTGGCAGCCGAAATAAGCAAATACATAGAACAACGCAAAGAATCATTCGATTGAGCTTTACCAAAATGCCGTTGACTTTCTAAATTAATCATGTATAATAGTGAAACAAAGGAGATTTAAATGTCTAACAACAGAACTTTTAGCGGTGCAGAGCAGGCCAAACTTACACAAGTGATCAATGAAGGTATGCAGGTCATGATGGAAATTGAAACACTCACAGGCGGACTCAATGACACAGTCAAGGCCATTGCTGAAGAAATGGATATCAAACCCAACGTGCTTAAAAAAGCCATTCGCTTGGCACACAAGAGTGAATTTGGTCGTGAGCAACAAGATCACGAATTGTTAGAAACAATTCTAACCAGCGTAGGCAAGACTCTATAAATATTGTTTTACAACAATCGACTCGTTCCCGTAAGGAACATGAATCATGGCTAACCGGCCATAAACGGAGAAAAATTTGAGTTATGTAGATGCACTATTTGATCGCGAACACGATCGTATTCATGTAGTTGAGCGGAAAGATGGGAAAAGATCCTATCAAGAATATCCAGCCAACTACATTTTTTATTACGAGGATCCTCGTGGTAAATTCACTAGCCTATTTGGCACACCTGTCAGCAGATTCAGCACACGCAACAACAAAGAGTTTCGCAAAGAAATTCGCATACAATCAGGCAAGCAACTGTATGAGTCAGACATTAATCCAATCTTTCGGTGTTTGGCAGAAAACTACAAAGGGCAAGACGGTCCTAAACTTAATGTAGCGTTCTTCGACATTGAGGTTGATTTTGACCCTGAGCGTGGGTTCTCGCCAACTACAGATCCGTTCAACGCTATCACTGCTATTAGTGTCTATTTGCAATGGCTAGAACAAATGGTCACACTAGTTGTTCCACCCAAACACATGAGTCGCGAGACTGCGGATGAAATCGCACTTGAGTTTGAAAACTGCATTGTGTTTGATAAGGAAGAAGAAATGTTAAAAACATTCTTGGATCTTATCGAAGATGCCGATGCACTTTCGGGCTGGAACAGCGAAGGTTATGATATCCCTTATACTGTAAATCGTGTCACTAGAATTTTAAGTAAGGATGACACAAGACGTTTTTGTTTGTGGAATCAATATCCCAAGAAGCGTATGTTTGAACGCTTTGGTGCAGAAAACGAAACATATGATTTGATTGGTCGTGTGCATATGGACTATATGCAACTGTATCGCAAATACACATATGAAGAACGTCACAGTTATAGTTTAGATGCTATTGCTGAATACGAACTGCAAGAAACCAAGACAGTGTTTGAAGGTACCTTGGATCAATTGTATAACCAAAACTTCAAAAAGTTTATCGAATACAACCGTCAAGACACAATGATTCTTGCCAAGCTAGATAAAAAACTAAAGTTTTTGGATCTAGCCAATACACTGGCACACGAAAATACTGTATTGCTACAGACCACAATGGGTGCTGTAGCTGTAACTGAACAGGCTATTATCAATGAAGCACACGAACGTGGCATGGTTGTGCCGAACCGTAAAGAACGTTATTCAGACGAAGACACACAAGCCGCAGGTGCCTATGTTGCTTATCCCCGCAAAGGCATCCACGAATATGTAGGATCAATAGACATCAACAGTTTGTATCCAAGTGCTATTCGTGCGCTTAACATGGGACCAGAGACTATTGTTGGACAGTTACGCCCAATAATGACTGACCATTATATTCAAGATAAAATGCGTAGTGGATCAAGTTTTGCTGCGGCCTGGGAGGGATTATTTGGTAGTTTAGAATATTCTGCGGTTATGAATACTGAGCCTGGAACAGAAATTACTATTGATTGGAAAGACGGCGAAGAGAGTGTTCACAGTGCCGCTGACGTATGGAAAATTATATTTGATAGCAACCAACCTTGGATGCTCAGTGCCAATGGTACAATCTTTACTTTTGAAAAGGAAGCAGTTATTCCAGGCTTGCTAAAACGTTGGTATGCTGAACGTAAAGAGATGCAGGCCAAACTTAAAGAAGCAAAGACACCAGAGGATGAGGAATACTGGGACAAGCGACAGTTGGTTAAAAAGATTAACTTGAATAGTTTGTACGGTGCTATTCTTAACCCAGGCTGTAGATTCTTTGACAAACGTATTGGACAATCAACTACTCTAACTGGTCGTGCTATTGCCCGGCACATGGATGCATATGTAAACGAGTGTATTACTGGCAAGTATGATCACGTAGGAGAAAGTATCATCTATGGTGATACAGACTCGTGTTATTTCACAGCATACCCGGTGTTGAAAAAAGAAATAGATGCAGGCAACATGACCTGGAACAGAGAAATTGCTGTTCAACTGTATAACAGCATTGCTGATCAAGTTAACGATAGCTTTCCTGGCTTTATGGAAACTGCATTTCATGTGCCACGTGAAATGGGGTCAGTGATCAAAGGTGGGCGAGAGATTGTGGCCAGCAAGGGCTTGTTTATTACCAAGAAGCGTTATGCTGTTATGTATTACGACAAAGAAAACAAGCGAGTGGATACACACGGAAGTCCTGGTAAAGTAAAAGCCATGGGTCTTGATCTAAAACGCAGTGACACTCCCAAGGTCATTCAAGATTTCTTAAGCGAAATTCTCAACGAAGTGTTGGTAGGCGCAAGTCGTGACCAGATTATTGAAAAAATTCGCGAGTTCAAATACATTTTTAAAGAACGTCCAGGCTGGGAAAAAGGTAGTCCTAAACGTGTCAACAACTTGACCAAGTATGGCAAGGAAGAAAAACGTTTAGGCAAAGCCAACATGCCTGGGCATGTGCGAGCTGCACTAAACTGGAATAATCTGCGTAGAATGAATGGCGACAAATATTCAATGCAGATTGTGGATGGAATGAAAACCATTGTATGTAAACTCAAAAGCAATCCACTAGGATGGACCAGCATAGGTTATCCCACAGATGAAACTCACATACCACAATGGTTCAAAGATCTTCCTTTTGATCATTCTGAAATGGAAGCCACAGTAGTGGATCAAAAATTAGATAATTTGCTGGGTGTGTTAGATTGGGATTTGGCATCAGCTACTAACACAGAAAATACTTTCCAAACATTGTTTGAGTGGTAACATGAATTTAATTGAATTAATACGCTTAAACAACCGCCTGGAAGAACTGACCATGCAAGATCTTCAATTGGAATCTCGTAGTAGATTTGAGTTGATCATCGAGCGTATTGACGTACCTCAAGCCGGAGTTGACGTTGGCTTCCAACAAGGGCTAAAAGAAAAAAATCATGCATTGCAATCGGTGTTTGTCAGTATCGAAGAAGAATTATTAGAATTAAAATCTGAAGTGCAACGGTTAATTTCAGACCAGGGACAAGCATGGCTACATCGTAACTATACTGAATATGAAAAATATCTTGAAACCAACTATGCACAAACAGAAGAATATTTAGGGTTACATCGTAATAAATCAGTTCGAAGAGATACTGAAACAGAATCAGTGTTAAAAAGTCGAGTTGCCAATTACTGCGACTGGAAACACCCAGCTATGATTATACATCCAATGATGGAGCCGTTCGTACACGAAATGACAGCCAGCGATCCTTTGTATCTAGTAGACGAAAGTCATTATTTGTTAGAACCTACACTGGCACAGTTTAACCCAGTGTATCAAAATAGATTGCGCCCTTACGTAATCAACGAATCGTTTAATCATCCAATCTTAAATAGATTGCCTGACCAACAGATTGGGTTTTGTTTGGCCTACAACTATTTAGATTACCGCCCGTTTGCACTGGTAAAAATATATCTTGAAGAAATTTATCAAAAATTATTGCCAGGCGGAGTGTTGGCCATGACCTTTAACGATTGTGATCGTTATATGGCTATGCAGGCAGTTGAACAAGGAATTACTGGTTACACACCAGGCTCATTGGTCAGAGGTTGGGCCGCCTATTTAGGGTTTGAAGAAATATTTTGTTACCAGACTGGTTCGCCCAGTGTCTGGATTGAATTTCGAAAACCCGGAGAATTAACTTCGTTGCGAGGCGGTCAAAGTTTAGCAAAAATATTACCTAAACCTGTTGCAAAATCTAAATAAACCACGTATAATCAAACACAAGGAGAAATATATGAAAGATCATTTACTAGACTTAGTAGAACACACATTGAAATTAGGTTGCATCGATCTGGTTAAAATTACCGGTGATGACAAAACAACTGATATCTTTGGTGTGGCCGAAGATCGTAGCGTAGTAGTAGAGGGCAAGTATGCCAACCCGGTTCCAGAATTTATTGGATTGTTTGGCATGCCAAATTTGGCTAAACTCAATATTCTTTTGAATTTGCCGGAGTATAAAGAAGGCGCTGAACTCAGTGTTACAAAGAAAACCACCGGTGAGCCCGATGGTATCAGTTTTCAAAATGCCACTAAAGACTTTAAAAATACCTATCGTTTTATGGCCAGTGAAATTGTAACTGAAAAAGCCAAGACAGTTAAATTCAAAGGTGTCAACTGGCACATCGAGTTTGAACCCACAGTGGCCGCTATTCAGCGACTTAAGATGCAGGCACAGGCCAATGCTGAAGAAGTCAATTTTCAAGCCAAAACTGAAAACGGTGATCTAAAGTTTTTCTTTGGTGACCACAGCACACACGCTGGCAACTTTGTATTCCAACCAGGAGTAACAGGAACACTCAAACGCACATGGTCATGGCCGATTAAGACTGTGATCAGTATTCTTGATTTGACTGGCGATAAAGTCATGCGTATCAGTGATGATGGTGCAGCTCAAATCACAGTTGATTCTGGAGTTGCTGTTTACACCTACATTATTCCAGCACAAAGCAAGTGACCCAAGATAACTTAACCGCCAAGCAAAACGATTACGCTGTATTCCTGCCGGCTATCAGTGGCTTCTATGCCACTTACATAGGCAAACAACGTGATCCGGTTAATGGTCCTTATGTGGATCCGGCACGTATGCCTGCTGGAATAAAAGACATGGAACAGATGAACTGGCTTAACAGCGCCAAAGGTCTGTTTCCGTACCGATGGTCGCTTTACTCGGGTGGACATGCCAACTTAGATCTTACCAAGCAGGACTGGTCTGAAGACATGGTTCGTAATCGTGAGCCAGGTACTCTTATGTTAGGCGACTCGGGTGGATTCCAAATTGCCAAAGGCTTATGGGAAGGTGAATGGCGTGACCCAACTAGTCCTGAGGTCGTGGCTAAGATGGCCGAACTCAAGGCCAAAGGTGTTGAACACGTATTAGATCTTAAACCAGATGGCACTGCCAAGCATGACAAGAATGGCAACAAAAAGCATGTCAAGATTGATCATGTTAAGAACTACCAGAACTTGTTAGATGCTGCACAGAAGAAACGAGAGGCGGTAGTTAAATGGTTGGATGGTGTTTCAGATTATGGCATGACACTTGATATTCCGACCTGGGTTATACATGATAAAAATGCCAGCGACAAATGTGGTATCACAACATTAGAAGAAGCAGTAGCAGCCACCAAGTATAACAATGATTACTATATGCGCCATCGTAAAGGTGCTAAGAATGGTGGCATGAAAGTGCTAAATGTTCTACAAGGTGCCAATCATGCCGACGCTGATCGTTGGTATGACACAATGAAACACTATTGTGACCCTAACTTATATCCAGACACACATTTCGATGGGTGGAGTATGGGCGGACAGAATATGTGTGATGTTCATTTGGTATTGCGTAGACTTGTGGCACTACGCCACGATGGATTACTCAAAGAAGGTGTTCACGATTGGATGCACTTCTTGGGCACAAGCAAACTAGAGTGGGCAGTATTACTAACAGACATCCAACGTGCTGTGCGTAAGTATGTTAATCCAGCATTTACAATCTCGTTTGACTGTGCCAGTCCGTTCTTGGCCACCGCCAACGGACAGGTTTATCACCACATTGATTTGCCACACAACGACAAGTGGTGTTATCGTATGAGTCCTATCGCCGATGACAAAAAGTATAGCACTGACACTCGTCCGTACGGTCAAGCTGTAGTAGCAGATGGGTTGGTTGATCACTTTGATGAAAGTCCAATCAGTCTACAACTACAGATGAAAGATGTTTGTTATTATCAACCTGGCATGCTAAACAAAATTGGCAAAGAAGGCAAGACAAGTTGGGACAGTTTTAGTTATGCGTTGCTGATGGGACATAATGTTTGGATGCATCTTGAAGCGGTACAACGGGCTAATCGTGAATATGATAACGGAAGTTGGCCAGCCATGATGTGGAACCAAAATGGTGACCATGCTAGATTCAAAGACATTGTTGATGCTATTTTTGCCACACCAGACCGTGCTGAAGCTGAAACCATAATCGAACACTACGATCGTTATTGGATGGACATTGTAGGTACTCGTGGATTCAAAGGTAAGAAAGCCAAAAATGCACACAGTCAATTTAATGCTTTATTTGAAGAAGTTGATGTTGACAACACCGATGAAGATAGTATACAATTAGATGAAGACTTTAGCCCGGACCAACTGGCCCGATTAGATCAATTAGAACAAGATCAAGCATAATGAACAGAGATGGTCATAAAGACATTAGTTTCTTTGTAGGAACTGAAGTAGAACACACGCCTGCATTTGGTAAACGCACATTATTTGTAGTAGGTGTGCAAGATTCACAAATTATTCGTCAAGAAGCCTTGAATAACGATTGTGAACATATCTATTTTGGTGCTAACCAAAGTTTCCCAGCACTGGAGATCAATGATGCTGATGCTTGGCGTGACTGGGAAATGATGATCCAGGATTGCCTAGAAGACAAATGGTTATGCACTCTTGATTTGGATCACGCACAGGCCGAAGGTTTACTAGAATCCGCATTGGTAGAGTTCCATAACTTTATTCCAATGATCAGTGTTAAAATTCCTTATATAAAACAGTTTGGTTACAATGCCACTCTCAAAATTGATGACAAAGATTTTGCCGCGACCAATCCTGGAGTGTGGTGTCACAGCCTACACAACTTACAAAAACGATCAGTGTTCACTGACTGGTCTAAATACACACAAGATGAGGTAATACAATGATCAGATGGTTATGGTCAAACTTAATGAAATGGGGTTGGGATTTCAATCGTGATATCAGAGAGGATGAGATTAAGGTACGCCGAAAAGGTCGTGCCATATCTAATTCTCTTTCAATAATTGACGACGACATTTCAAATGGTATAGAGCTGCCAGACCCTATTAGGTTTAGTGTGCAGGCCGTCAATGGCGGCACACTAATAGAGACCAGATGGTATGACTACAAAAAAGATGAGCAACGGGTCAAATTACATATCGTCACTTCTGACCAGGACTTGTCAGAATCAATCGGTAAAATTGTAACTATGGAGTTATTGCAAAAATGATACAAGCAGAAAGAGAAACAGTTGAGCGCATCAAAGAGGCCGCAGGTCGACAGATTTGGGTTACATTCCAAAAGGAAGGAATCCATTGTTATCCAGCAGCCGCAACAGATCCCAAGTTAAATACAGCAGGAGAATATGATGTATCGTTCCTTGCTAATCCTCATCGCCATATATTTCATTTCCGGGTGTCAATCGATGTGTGGCACAATGACAGAGACATTGAATTCATCCAGTTCAAACGATGGCTCGAAGCGTTGTATAGCGGTTCGAATACCGTTTTAGCTTTGGACTATAAAAGCTGTGAGATGATCGCTGACGATTTGTATCTCCAAATTGCCGCACGGTATCCAAATCGTGCTGTCTCAATTGAAGTGTCCGAGGACGGTGAAAACGGATGTTCAATCAGTTATAATCTTACTCGGCCAAACAACTCAATTGTAATTTAAAATGAAAATATTGATTTGTGGAGATAGTTTTGCAGCAGATTGGACTATCAAGTATCCTGGTCAAGGTTGGCCAAATATGTTGGCCAAAGAACATGAGGTTGTCAATTTAGCGCAGGCCGGATGTAGCGAATACAAAATTTTAAAACAACTCGAATCAGCTGACCTAAATAC